AAATTTGGTTAATGAGCGTAAGAGCGCAGGGACTACACATCAAAGGATGGGCATGGCCACGAACGGAGACGTTCTACGAAAGCTTGGTAAAACAGGCGTAGTGGAACTCGTTGAAAGGGAGTGGAATGCTGCACTGAGACTGAAGTTATTCCTGAAAGCAGAAGCGGCGAAGCGCAAGAAACTGAATCGAGGCATGCCTCGCTGTGTTACCGGGTTTACTCTCGAAAAGATGATCAAAAATCAAGCCCTGTTTAGGGAGATGCTTGAAGTAGCAGTGGCTAATTGGAAAGACAGCCCAGTCAAGTATGCTTTCTCACCCGGGAACCCAGGTCACTGTGAGCACTTATCCGCCCTGTTCAAGGGAAGGAAGGTGGTAGAGTGTGATAAGAGTAATTGGGACTATAACATGTTCGATTATTTCTTTGTGATTCTGGAGGAATTGGTAGTCCGGCTGGCAGTGCAGCCAGCGGACATGGACGATGAGGAATTCGCTCAATACATCATTGATGTACGAGGTGCGGTTCGTGAGGTCGCTGAAGGAGCACAGTTCGTGTTCACTAATGGCGAGGTTTACGAAGTTACTGTAGCTGGCATAATGAAGAGCGGATGGTTGCTAACCATTTTTGGAAATTCCGTATCGCAAGTAGCTTTTGATATTTTGGTCCTAATTCGAATGGGATTGACGGACGCTGAAATTCTCGCCAACGTAATGGTCGCTGGGGGAGATGACACGTTGCAGTCATTCACCAAGAAGGTGGATTTGGCAGAGTACAAGAAGCAGGCTGCTGCGTTGGGATTTGAAATCGAGTTCAAGGAGCATAAAAACTTTTTGGGATCCGAGTTCTTTAGCAACATTTTCAAGGATTGTAGCGGAATCATTGGATTTGAACCCGTCCGTACCACGAAGCACCTCGAGAAGTTGAAGAGAGTCAAGGCGGCTGATTTGCCTATGGCTCTAAGTTCCGCGATGATTAATTATTGCTGGACTGACAAGCACTTCAATTTCTTCTTTCAGATGTTCAAGCATTTTCGTAAGATCAACCCTACTCTGTATCCATTGACACTGTGTAAGTCGAAGATTTATCTGCGCTACAGATGCAAGGGTCTCGAGTCAGGAGATATCGAAGAGAGTGCGCGATTCGAACTGTTGGATGATGTTCTCGATCGCTTAGTGGAAGACCAAGCCTAGGTGAGGACTTGATTGTATGTTTTATTTTATGAGTTATTTTATATTGCGTTTAATGGAAAACGGAGGAGGTGGCGTAAAAATATGGTGAACGTTGGAAAGTACCTGCCGAACTATACTGGACCTTACATCAGTGACGGCAAATTCCAGACTTCAGTGAAGTTTGGTAGTGCAGTCCCCAAGGACAGGCTAGATAAGTTAAGCAGGCTTCACGACACAGCGTTTAAGGAGTTCAGTGATTATGGGCATAGAACGGCTGCGAACTCTATCTACAACGCGGATGCAAGAGGAGGAAACACGATGAGTCAAATTGCCGGAGCGGCAGTTCTCTATGGGAATCAAGTGCTCAGTGCGGGCAAAGGACTATCGTTCAACTTACCAGCGCTAGTTTATGGAGGAGTGCGCAATGCGTTGAATTTGCACGATTACGTGATGAACGAAAAGAAATACAAGCAGGATATTAAGGATTTGTACGCGCGTGACCCGATGAGGGGTAACGTGCGGTATGACCCATATGCAACAGGTAGTGGTCAGACAGCCGTAAGTGCGGACACAACCGGAGGGATACGCTCTACTCTGGATGGTGATCTGGGTATAGGCGGTAGGAGACCAAAACCACCGAGCACCGAAACGCCAGTTGGGGCGGGAGGCAGTAAGGTGGTGGAGATGACAGCATCTTCTGGCCACATGTTGAATATGAGGGATCATGGTGGTGGATGGAGTAAAAGAAATGGAAGCA